AAAAAGGCGCATTCGACGACGTGATGAATGACGACGTTCGCGCATATTACAACCATGACGAAAATTATTTATTGGGGCGTGTGTCAAGTGGCACGCTAAGAATCGGAACGGACAAACGCGGTTTGTATTACGAAGTCGATTTGCCCAACACAACTTATGCCAATGATTTGGTTGAATTGATGAAGCGCGGCGACATCAATCAATCGTCGTTCGCATTCTTAATCGGTCAAGACCGATGGGAAGAACGCGACGGCAAAACGTACCGAATCATTGAAAAGGTATCACGTTTGATTGATGTTTCCCCCGTGGCAATGCCCGCGTACCAAATGGCGACATCGGAATTGAAACGCGATTTGGAAACGGAAACACCACCAATTGAAACAACACCAACCGACGCGGTTGATTCTGGTTCAAACGATGGCGAAGAAGTGTCCAACATTTATTTGTATAAAAGTAAAATTCTAAATTTAACACGATGAAAAACATCGAATTGAGAGGCCAAAGAGCCGAACTAATCAAAGGCGCGATGGCACTTGTTGACAACGCCCAAAAGGAAGGTCGTTCATTGAACGCCGAAGAACAACAAAAATTCGACGCAATGGAAAGCGACGCGCGTTCAATGATGACGCAAATCGAAACGTTGGAACGTGCGGCGGAAATGAAAAAGGAATTGGCGGCAAACGCTGAAGCACGCGAAGCCGCGCCAAAGCAATCACGCACGGCGATTTTCGGTAAATACCTAAAAAGAGGTTTAGCGGGTCTTAACGCTGAAGAACGCGCACAATTGACAACCACGGGCGCGTCTGGTGGTTTCTTAGTGCCAGAAGGATTCAGCGGTGTTTTAGACGTTGCAACGGAATTTACGGGTCAAGTTGAAAGAGTGGCCAAAAAATTGGACACGGCAAGCGGTAATCCGTTAGACTACCCAACCGTGAACGATACGGGCAACGATGCGGCAATCAAAGCCGAAGGCGGCGCAACAACCGCAACCGACATGACGTTCGGAAACGTTACGTTCAATTCTTACAACTACACGTCTTTAGTTCGTGTATCAAAGCAATTGATTGACGATGCTGGTTTCAATCTTGATTCATTCTTGGTTGAAGCGTTGGGCGAAAGAGTTGCACGCGCTACAAACATTGATTTCACATCGGGGGACGGAACAGACAAGCCAAAAGGAATCGTTGCCGAATCTTTGGAAGGTGCGGAAGTTGCAACATCGGGCGCATTGGTAGCGAACGACGTGTTGAATCTTATCCACTCAATTGACCCATCTTACCGCAACAAATCTTCATTCGGTTTGATGTGTTCGGGAACAATCATGGCATTGTTGCAAAAATTGGGCGTTGGTAGTTCAAACGATTTCCCAATCTTCATCCCATCGATGACGGCTGGTGAACCAGACAAATTGTTTGGGTATAATGTGTATTACAACAACGACATGGATAGCGATTTGGCCGCGGCTGAAAAAGTATTGATTGCCGCAGATTTCGACAAATACGTTGTTCGTCGTGCTGGTGGCATCAACTTGATTCGTCTTGATGAAAGATACATGGACGAAATGGAAGTCGGTTTCCTTGTTAGCGCAAGACGTGACGGACACGCCGTTGACACACGCGCCATCAAACACCTCGTTGGTAAAGTTTAATGAAAGTTAAGTTCAACCAATCGGTTGTCGGACCTAAATTCCACCACGTCGTTGATGACGTGGTGGATTTACCCGAAGCCGAAGCACGAAAGTTTTTGAATTCGGGTCTTTGTGAGGCGGTCCCAGAACCACCGAAGAAACGCGCGAAAAAAGCGGTGAAGAAAACCACATCAAAACAAACACGATAGATGGCCTTTGATATTGTAACGGCGGCGGCGTCCGAACCAATCACATTGAGTGAAGCGAAGAATTTTCTTCGCGTTGACCATAGCGATGACGACACATTGATTTCGGCATTGATTACGGCATCACGTCAAATGTGTGAAGAATACACGCGACGCATTTTGGTGACAACCACGATTGATGAATACTTTGATAAATTCCCAATGAACAGATGGGAAAATTTGTCAAATCTTATTTATTTGTCGCGCGGTCCCGTTGCATCAATCACATCGGTCAAATATGTGGATGAAATAGGTTCCGAAGTGACAATCACGTCCGACCAATATATCATTGACACGATAAGCGAACCCGCACGAATTCAATCGACCGCGGGATGGTTTGCGGCGGCGGGTGTCGTCAATCAAGTCATTGTCCGCTATGTTGTTGGGACGGATGTGTCATCCATTCCAAAACCATTGATTCAAGGAATGATGTTGGTGATTTCGGATTTGTACGACCAACGCAATGACCGCGTTAAGGCATTGCCAACGGCGTCCGAATATTTGTGGAATCCTTACAGAATATTTACATTCTAATGATTGACCACGCTGGACAATTAGACCGACGAATTGAGTTCACAAGGCAATCCGCCGACGTGGATTCCTTTGGTCAAGATGTTGGCGTTTTTTCAACGGCATTTTCCCGATGGGCAAAAGTCGAAGAAAAGAGCGGAAACGAAGGTGAAGAAGGCAACCAGATGGTCGCCACAAAGCGTGTTCATTTTTTCATCCGCTATGATTCAGCAATTCAAGAAACGTGGCGCATTGTCTACAATTCAAAAACCTACACAATCGACGCGATTTTAAACGCCGACGCGCGCGAATCGTTCATGAAGATTGTGACAACATTGAAAGACTAATGGGGTTCAATACGTTTCAAAGAATCAAAGGTTCAAACCAAGGTCGTGGCGGCGGTGGTGCATTCATCGGATTTGATGAAAAGGACATCAAAAAGGAATTCGAACGCGCATTCAAAGAGTTGGAAGAATTACACGACGGCGTCACAACGGCGCAAATTAGACGCATTGCGCGGGCATCATTGAAACCAATGTTGAAAGCGTATCGCGACGGAATCACCGATTTCCCATCGTCATCAACATCCGAAAAGGGACGCAAGAATCCACGCGACAAATTTGTTGTGTATCGCAACGGCGGCGTTTACGCTGAAATTACGAAAGGACAATTGCGGAAATCAATGGGAATCATCACAACGCGCGTGAACAAGGGTTCAACATTCGCATCGTTGCAAGTTGGACCGCGTGTCAAACGTACTTTCAAAGACCCAGAAAAAGGCGGTTGGTTTGCCCATTTCATTGAATACGGGTATTTGAACAATGGAAAGTATAAAGGCGCAAACGTTGGATTCGCAAGAAAAGCACGGATGCAAAATTCCGCGGGTGTTGGACATGAGTTCAAACGACGGATGCGTTCATTTTTAAATAAACAAGTAAAAGCCGCACGGGTATGATTGGCGTTGTCATCAAATCAAAATTCACCAGCGATTCAAATTTGAACACGTTGTTTGGTGGACGCGTTTTCCCCGTTGTTGGCGAACAAACAAAGGCCACGCCGTTCGCGGTTTATGAGGTTGTGAGCATTTCCACGAGTATGTCGAAGGAAAGCGATTCACACATTGACGAAATTGACGTCCGCATCACTATGGTTTCGACCAAATATTCGGACACACAAAACGCCGTTGAATACATTCGAAGCGCATTCGTAAGGATGGACGAAACAATTGGCGGCGTGAAAGTAAAATCGTGCGTGTTCGATGGACAACGCGATTTGTTCAGCGATGACGAACGGACGTTCGGGTCACAATGTGATTTGAAATTCCGAGTGTCACGCGATTAGATTTAGTAAATTGTAAAAAATAAAAGGTAGAAATTATGCCAGCAACATCAATCATGAATTCAACGGACGTTGTGATTCAAATTAGTACAGACGGGTCGTCATACGACATCATAGGACGTGCAACAAGCGCGTCACTTTCTGTTTCAATGGAAACAAGAGACATCACCACGAAAGATTCAGCGGGGTGGCAAGAAAATTTGGAAGGTTTAAAAAATTGGTCATTGAGTGGCGACGGGTTGGTCACTTATTCAATTTCTGGTGATTACGAAACACCTGACGAATTGTTCACGATATTAAACAACCGAACGGCAATCGATGTGAAATTCGGTTCAATGACGACGGGGGAAATTGACTATTCTGGAAAAGCGTATTTAGTTTCTTACGAACAAGAGGCGGGCGTTGAAGAAAATGTCACCTATTCTTTCAGTATAACGGGAACGGGCGTATTAACGCAGGCATCAGTTTAACAACAAAGGGAACGTCCGTCGGGCGTTCCCATTTTTAACAACA